TACAATAAAGACATAGCAATAAATGTGGATGCACTTGATATCGAATGGGCTCGTCAAGCCGCGACATTCGGCGAGTACTGCATGGAGCAGGCCGGTACCCGCGCTAAACTGGACGCCATTAAGGAACGCCTGGACGTGAAGGTGGCCGGATTGGGGTTGAAGATCCGTGCCAATCCCGCGACGTTCGGCCTGGACAAGGTGACCGAGGCCAGCGTGCAGGCGGTGATCCTGCTGGATGCTGAGTGCGCCAAGCTGCGGGAGGAGATCGCGACAGCCCAGTATGAGCTTGAGGTGATGTCTGCCGCCGTTCGCGCGCTGGACCAGAAGAAGTCGGCCCTTGAAAATCTTGTTCGGTTGCAGGGTCAGAATTACTTCGCCGGTCCAAGCGTCCCCCGTGAAATCGGGACTGAATGGGTGAAGGATATGGAACGTCGGTCCGCCCGGGACAAGGTGAAGGCAGTGACAGGAGTAGAACCGCAACGTAAGATCAAGCGGTAGGAGGATTATCATGCGATGCCCAGATTGTAATAAGTTTGTTAGTTACGACGAACCTCAGTGTGAGGTTGTCAGCGTAGAACTCGACGGGGATTCCGTTCGGGCAAGTGTCACGGTGCAACTGAATTGTCAGGAATGCAGCCAGATCCTCAAGGATGCCGAGATTGAAGCGGAGACCACGATTGAACACATTTGCAAGCCGGAAGCGGAACGGGAGAAAGACCAGAAACCCGACCCTGACTATAAGGACGGTGACGACCAGTTCGAGGTTGAAAGTGATGGCGACGCCGAAGGATCCAGCCGTCTTGAGGATAAAGACCGCAACGGGAAGCAGATTAAATATTCCCGGTACATGAAAACATTCTACGGTTTTACACTATACACTGAAATCAGGTGCCGTAAGTGTGGTGAGGTTTTTACTGTTTCACTTGAAGGAGAGGAACAAGCCAGTGGGTTTAACGAATGTTGTTAATTTATAGCAGAACAGATCGGCCTGAGACGCGACGGGCGGGACGTGCTCCGAGTCCAGCGAGTAACATCGGGGTGGGTGCCTACAATCCAGTGGGTAAATGTGGGCAACGGAACCAACGGGAGTTTTATCCGTAACCGCAGCCCTTGAAGCCGGACGAATGATATCTAACGCGTCATCTGTTCTGTGATTTTGAAAGGAGGGATAAAATGATAATGGACGCCTCGCCACTCCAACTCACTGTCGGCATGATAGGATTGATGCTGGTTGCATTGATCTTTTTGTATATTGCGTCAAGGTTGATGGCATGGGGGGCTGCCCGTTCGTGGTTCGATTTTTGGAAGGACAAAGATAAACGAAAATAAAGGTTGCTTTTTGAAATGAAATCGGCTATACTATGTGGCAGGAATAGAGAAGGACTTATAAACCGTCTCGAAGAGGTCGTTCCCACAGGCGACTCTGTCCTGCTTCTTATAACCTGTGGCAACAATGTGGAGTTGCAGATGAAGACTAAGATTTATTTCCTTCTCAATGAGTTCTTCCACGTCCGTTATGTTGGCAAGACCAAAAGAACTCTTGAACTTCGGTTAAAGGGCCACTTAGACGAAGCCCAAAAGGGCCATAAATGCAAAAAATGCTGTGGCATTCGTAAAATGTTCCGAAAAGGAAAATGTCCAACCATTGTGTTGCAAACAGAAGTAGAAGGGACTGGAAGCAATGCGGAACGGGCTTATATTAAATGGTATCGAAGCAAAGGCGTTGATCTGTGGAACTTAACGAATGGCGGAGATGGTAATAGTGATCCTTCAATAGAAACACGCAAGAAAATAGGAGACGCGCTCAGAAATATAATGAAAAGTTCTGAACATCGTAAAAAGATAAGTAAAACTCTTGAAGGACGTAAAAAGAATCCAGAAACGATAGTAAAACTACATCTTGCCGCGATAGGGAAACCTAAACCGCCTTTTTCTCCTGAACACAAAAAAGCTCTAAGGCTTGCTTGGACTCCCGAACGCAAAAAAGCTCTGGGATTTGCTATGAAAATTCTGAAATGGACGCCTGAACGTAAAAAAGCTAAGAGTCTTGCTATGATAGGAAACAAAAATGCAATTAAACATCAAAATGAAAGGAAAGTAAAATAACGTTTTTATTCGTATAAAAATTGAAATAAAAGGAGGTAAATCGTGATTGGAAAAGGAAAACAGGAATCAATGATAGACAAGATCCGGCACCGAGCTGAGTCCCGCCGGAACCTGGGTGGCCTGGATACCCTGGAACTGCCGGAAGGCGTCGAGCTCTACAAGCCTGAAAAAGGTCCGGTCGAGTTCGACATCCTGCCGTACGTCGTCAGCGTGGACACCCACCCCGAGGTGAAAAAAGGAGAGCAATGGTACGAGCGGACCTACCTGGCCCATCGCAACATCGGTCCAGAAGAGAAGTTCCTGATCTGCCCACGCACGATCGGCAAGCGGTGCCCGATCTGCGAGGAACACCAGAAGCTCAAGAAGGACCCGAATGCCGAGGAGGAGGTCGTGGACGCCCTGCGTGCCAAGGAGCGGGAGCTGTTCAACGTCGTGATGAAGGACGGGGACGGCTCCGTCATGATCCTCGACATCAGCACGTTCCTGTTCGGGCGTAAGCTCGAGGAGGAGATCCGTGAAGGAGACGAGGCCAACGCGGCCTTCGCCGAACTGTCGGGAGGCAAGACGCTGAAGGTGCGGTGGGAGTCGAAGAACATGGGGACCAACAAGTTCGTCGAGGCCGGACGGATCGACTTCATGGACCGGGAGGACATCGACCCTGCGGCGCTGGAGGCCGTGGTGGATCTGGACAAAGCGATGAAAATCCTGTCCTACGAGGAGATCGAAAAAATCTTCCAAGCTGGTGGCGATGAGGTTCCGGAAAACACTGGAGTTGACAAGGACGACAAATCTGTCGAGGAAGCACCAACCACTCCTCGAGTGGTCAGAAACGTTAAACTGAAAGCAGTAGTAGAAGAAGTGGAAGAGGAAGACCAAATCCCCGGTCTGGAGATGCCGCCCAAGGCAAAGGTCAAACCTGCAACAGTCAGTGAAGCTCCTGATTGCACTGCATGCGAGGGCACTGGCAAGACCACCAAGGGCAAAACCTGTCCGATCTGTGGCGGGTCAGGCAAGGACGAGGACATCCCGGCTGAAACGACAACCGTTGATCCTGATGAACCCGTCGAGGAAGAAGAGGAAGAGAAGCCGGTTGCCCGTCGGGTGATCGGCAAACCCGCAGTAAAGGAAGAAGCCCCGGCTGGCCGTAGGGTCATCCGGCGTGGATAACAACTGCCAGTAGGAGAGGTCTCCTGTTGGTTAGGGGAACTCAGTTTTGTTTGCCGGTTCTGAGTGGAGCCAAAAACCGGCTGGAGTTTTATGAGCAAAATAAAATACACTAAAGTGTCGGAAGAGAAGTTCAAACAGATGCAGAAATGTGACTGTCTTGACAAGGACGCTTGGAAGTGTTTACGAAAACAATATCCTAACAGGGACTTTGGAGTCGGTAATATCTGCCCTTGTTATTGCCATGTAGGGAGAAAATGAAACGTACTATCCACCGAGCATCACTTGTCGAACAGGTCGTTTCCCACGCCGAGAATGACAATCCTGAACCCGAAGTCTCCCGCCTGTTCGTCCCTACTGGGTCGGCCCTGCTGAACCTGGCCTTGTCCGACCGGCACGACGGAGGCTACCTGACCGGCAAGATTGTCAACGTGATCGGCGACTCCTCCAGCGGCAAGACGTTCCTGTGCCTAACCACCCTGGCCGAGACCGCCCACAACCCGGCGTTCGACGACTACCTGCTAATCTATGACGATGCCGAGGCTGCCAGCGAGTTCAATATCGAGAAGCTGTTTGGGAACAAGACCGCTGAGCGTATCCTGCCGCCGTCCCTCGACCCAGAGGAGCCGGGCCACTCCCATACCATGATGGACTTTCAGTCGAACATTCGCCGGTTACTGAAGGGAAACAAGCCATTCATTTACATCCAGGACAGCTTCGACGCGCTGACCACCGACGAGGAACTGAAACACGCCGCCGACCTTCAGAAAGCCCACGACTCCGGCAAGGAGGCCAAGGGGACGTACGGGATGGAGAAGGCCAAGCAGGCCAGCGTGCTGTTGCGCCTGATCGCCGCCGACATCAAGCGGACGAAGAGCCTGGTGATTATTATCTCACAAGTCAGAACGAATATAGACCCGATGAGCTTCCAGAGGAAAACGCGAGCTGGGGGTAAGGCACTCACGTTTTATTGTGCTTACGAGGAATGGCTTGCTGTAGCGCAGAAGTTGTCTATCAAGATCAACGATAAGAACCGAAACACCGGAGTGGTCAGCCACATCAAGATCACCAAGAATAAAGCGAACGGGAAACTGCGGGAACTCTCATTGAAGATTTTATACTCATACGGTGTGGACGACATAAATTCTTGCGTGGATTTTCTGATAGAGGAAGGAACTTGGACGAAGAACGGGACTGGTCATATCACCTCTGAGGGACTCGGGTACCAACCTATGCGGCAGGACAAGTTGGTTTCCTTTATCGAACAGGAAGACAAGGTCGCAAAACTTCATGCGATCTGTCAGGCTACGTGGTTGGACATTGAACAGCAATTGATATCGAAACGTCCTCCGAAATATAGTTGAAAATAAAGCTTTCCTTTTACGAAGGGATAGGTTATAATATGGGCAGAAATAAAGAAGGAGTCATGATCCGTCTTGAAAAGGTGGCCACTATCACCACCCTGTTCTGCCTTTCCTTGATGATAGCAACGACTGAGATAGGAGTTGTCATGAAGAGAATAATCCTCCGACCTGCTGAAGCCCCTCTATGTGCCTGTGGCTGTGGTCTGCCTGTCTTGTGTAGTAAAGGTAGACCGTATCATTGGAATAAATATCTGTACAAACACATTTCCAAAACGGCAGAACACAAAGCACTAATGAGTACTGCATCAATAAAATGCTGGACAAATAGAAAACACAAAGCATCCTCTCGAAAGTTAATGTCTATCGCCCATACAGATGTTCCTTTGTCCTTTGCTCATCGCCAGAGCATGAGGAAAGCACAGAAAGGAAGAATAGTTACCTGGGGTGCGGCTATCAGTGCAGGTAAAAAAGGAAAACCTATTTGGTCCCTGGCGGAAAGGAAACGAATCGGGGAACAAAACAGGAATCGCGCGGTAACCGACGTAAAGTCCAGTGTCATTTAATATGACGAGCAATCTCGGCCACCCCGCTCCATTTAATAAAGGAGAATGGAAATGAAATTTGAAGATTTAATCGGAAAAACAATTATAGCCGCTCAACAGATGAAATTGAAAGAGCATGACGATACAGGTTTTCTTCGTTTACAATTCTCTGACAATACTCATTGCATTATCGAAGGAGGCTATAGGGGATACACCGTGGATAGTGAAGATGACTATCAGACTCATATTTGGATAAGTTCAGATGAAAGAGAATTGGACCTCGAACTTTATCAAGGAAAAGGAGAATGACAATGCCAATTTGGTGCCCACGCTGCAAATACAAGTCCGTCCTGAAACGTTTCTACGACGACCGGTGTCCCCAGTGCCGGACGGTGGTGGAGATCGGGGATGTGCTGACCAAGGACCCGTACCAGCCCGAGGTGGGAGCCAAGATGGGAATCAAACACCACAAGGCCAAGAAGTTTGAGTTTGATCAGCGCGAAGGTTCAAGTACGGAAGTCTCCGAGGGTAGTGGGGCGCTCAAGTCCCGCCCGGTCGATCCTACGTTTGGGATCTCAGGGAGAGTATGACGACTGACAAGTCAAGCAAATCCGCGCTGGATGCAATCGCCGCGCTGCACGAGCAGTTTGAGGGGTGGACGATCGACTCCATAGAACCGTCTGATAAAGGGGATGTTGGCATTAAGTTCAATCTGTCATTTGGCTTGAACAATCACGCCTCAGTAGAAGTTGGGTACAGCAGTTATGAAGGATCATTTTTCATAGACGGTAAGGAGATTCAAGGATTGCAATGATTAATTTGTTGATAGACTCTCATTCCGTTGGCTACCGTGCCCACCACAGCACCGGGTCGCTAGACGCCGGGATTGCGT